TAAATTAATAGCTGGTGCAATAGCAGAAGAACCAGGTCTTGCTTATGATCCTAGACTTACATCTTATCTTTCAGACCTTAACAGATATTTTTCAGGTGGTTTTCCTACAATTAGCACACCACCTACAACTACACCTACACCACCAACTGGTGGTGGCGGAGGTGGAGGCGGAGATCCAGGAACAGATGGAGGCAGCGGACCTAGAGGTAGACCTGTTGAGTCAGGAACTTTTGGTGGTCAACCAACTTTTACAACAATACCTGGAACAACTGTAGATAATATAACAGGAGATATTACAAATCCTGATGGAACTTATGGAGGAAACATTGTTGATGAAGTTGCATTAACAGGTTCTCAACCAATTGATCCATCAGGAATGTTGCCTCAAATATCTACAGATATAACAGACCCAACAAGGGGCAATATTATGGATGAAGTAGCTTTAACAGGAGGAGATACCTCTTACGTAGATCCTATTATGGACCCTAATTTAATGTCAATAAGACAACAACAAAACATAGAAGGACTAACAACACCACAAAGTAATACATTAAGAGACATAGCTTCAAAAGTAGGTGGAGATCTAACTCAATTTGGAAAAGAAATTGCAAGCATACCAGGAGCTGTTTTTGATTCTTTAAGTAATACTGTTGAGGTATTTGGTGAAAAATTTAATATAGGTAAAACTGCAGCTGGTTTAGTTATGAATAAAATTGCAGGAGGACCCGTTAGTTTATTGTTTGCTGCTGCAGATGCATTATCAAATATACTTCCAGAACCTTCTATACAACGAAAAACTGCTGCAATTGTTGGTATACAAGATCCTGAAAATCCAAATAAAGATATATTTGGAAAAAATATAGACTCTGCATTTGGTGATTATGATTTAATGAACAAACAACAAATAAGTAATTTAACCGATCAGTTAACTAAAAATGCTACAAAATATGGAGTTACAGTAGATGTTAATCCAGTAACAGGTGAACTTGAAGTTATTGGACCTCCTACAAATGTGACTTCTTATAATTATGCAAATGCTTTCATGTTGAATGAACTTGATAAAAGAACAGAATATGATGATGCTAGAAGTATGTCTGACATAGGACAACAAACTATTACTGGTCCAAACATAGATGAAGAAGCAGGTAGATCAGATGATATACCTGATAGAGGAAGAGGTGATCCTTTAAAAGATGCCATATCAGGAGACATAGGTGTTGAAGGTGAAGATGAAGGTAGATTTACGGATATACCTGATAGAAGAATGGGAATAACAGAGGCTCAACTTAAAAGTCAATTAGATCAGTCTGGAACACAGATAGGAACTCTGGAAGAGTTAGAAGAAATGGAAGATTTATACGCAACAGGTACAAACATCATGAGAGATTTTGATTTTAATGAAGGCGGTGGAGGCGATGGACCACCAAGTTCAGGATTTAGTGCTCCTAGTAAACAAGGTCAAAGTCCAAGAGGAAGTACAACTGGTGTAGGCGGCGGAGCTGATATGGGATCTGTATCAACAGCTGGACAAGCTGGACCACCAAGTCAACGAGGTGACGGCGGCGGCGGTGGCGGCGGTGGCGGCGGCAAGATTGTCTGCACTATGATGAACGAGTCTTACGGTTTTGGATCTTTTAGAAATAAGATTTGGTTAAGACACTCAAAAAATTTAGCACCAGAATATCAAAAGGGATACCACAAAATATTCTTACCTCTTGTAAGATTATCTAAGAAAAACATTGTTCTTAAAAAAGTATTAGAACATATAGCGGTGCACAGAACTATTGACATTCGACAAGAATCAAGAGGCAAGGTGCATTTAATAGGTAGAGTGTATAGAAAAATACTAGAACCAATTTGTTACTGGGTAGGTAGACATGTCAAATAAACAAGACGCATTACAAAAAATAGAATCACATGAAAAACTGTGTCGTATCATGCAGAAACAAACACACGATCGTATTAATCAATTACAAACTCAAATTACTAGAATAGAAAGAATACTATTGGTATCTATGGGTTCTGTTATGACTGGTATGGGTGGTGTAATTGTAGTGTTGATACAGAAGCTTTAAATCCAAGCTTTTAACTCTTCACCCATAACTTGACTTGCAATATTAACTTTCTTACGTAAAGCTTTTACAATTCTTTCATCGACTGTATCTTCACATATAATATCAATATATGTCATGGGTTTAGTTTGACCAATACGATCTATACGAGCTTCTGACTGTTGTCTTTTTTCTAGATCATACCCGTTAGAATAATAAATCATATTACTAGCTGCGGTCAGTGTAATACCATAACCACCTGTTTGTGGTGTGCCTATAAAAAATTTACATTTATCATCTTCTTGAAAACGTTTTATGTTTTGTTGTCTTTCATCTTGTGGTGTTAAACCATAGTAATCTACAAAAGAATCTTCACCAAACTCTTCATGTATTGATTTTATAATTTGTCTTACATCACTTTGCCAATGAGCCCATATAACAACCTTACCTTCTATTTCGTTTAACACATCTAATAGTTCATCTACACGATTGTTTTTTATATCTTGTGTTGTACCGTCATCAGATTTAAAGTGACCACATGTTATTTGTTGTAATCTCATAAGTTGGGTCAAAGCATTTGCAGTAGTAATCATCTTGCCATTCATTATTGCTAGTGCTTCTTTTTTCATTTGTGTGTATACTTTTAATTGGTCTGCAGTAAGTTGAACTACACGTTTCATAAATGTTTTTTTAGGAAGATCTAAACAATCATCTTTTAATACACGATAAGAAAAATCTTTTAGTTTATCTGATAGCTCACCAAGATTCCTGTATCCAACAACTATTTGAACAGATCTACCACCAAAGTTTGCTGTCTTCATAATAGCGTATCTAGTTCTAAACGAGTAATAAGATTGGTGGTCCAAGAGCCAAGGGTCAAGGAACTCGCATTGTTTGTACAAATCTAACGGTGATTTAGTAACAGGAGAACCTGTAAGTATTCTTCTATAATTAGTATTACGACCAAGAGATACTATGTTTTTTGTTCGTTTTGCTTCTGGGTTTTTAATGGTTGTAGACTCATCTATTGCCATCATAACATTATGTGAGTTTAAAAATTTAGCTGCAAAATCTACACCTTTTTTAGTAGAGAAAGCTTCAACATTCATAATTAAGATATGCAAATCAGTGCCAGTTTCAAACAATCTATCTAAATTTTTTTGTTGTAACTTTGTAATATTTGCTTGCCACAATACGGACACTTTTTCTATATGATCTGGTAAATGTGTAGGTATTTCAGAACTATACCAATTTTTATATACACCTTTTGGTGCCACAATTAGAACACCATTGATCTTACCTTTGTCATAAAGCATTGATAAATTATCTATTAATACTTTAGATTTTCCTGTACCCATCTCCATAAAATATGCAAAACATTTTTTATCCCAAGACATTTTTAATGCTTTGAGTTGATGTGCGTATGGCTTTGTTTTAAATTTATAATTCATAATTTCTTTCTAGTTGACAATATAAATATAAAGACCTATATTGTCAAGCATGAAAGATAATATAGTATATGTTATACAGGAGATACCGGGAACTAAATTAGGCAATCCAAAAATAAATATTATGGGTGCATCAAAGTACGGCGACTTTAAATTTTTGTTACCAGAGCTATCACAAATAATATTTTCTCCAGGTCCATTAATTTTTAAATTAAGAAATAGTTTAAAAAATTTTAAAGAAGGAGATTATTTATTATTAACAGGAGATCCTGCAATTATAGGGGTTGCATGTTCTATTGTTTCTGATATGACAAACGGAAAATATAATTTGTTAAAATGGGACAAACAAGAAAGACAATACTATCCAATAGAAATAAATTTATACGAGAAAGGAGAAATTAATGGCGACAGTTAATAAAGATGGAAAAACATATTTAGAGGAAAAGGAAAAACATGTAACAAACAGTTCAAGCACTTTACAACAAATGTTTGTTCAAGATGCACCTCAACAAGTTAATGATTTAAAAAATGCTGAGACATTATCTAGCCATGTTTTAGAACTACAAAAATTAGAGGATGAAATAAAAATGGATGAAGAAAGACTATCTAGAAAAAAAGAATTACAAGATAAACTTTCACAACAAGTCATACCAGAAATTATGGAGTCTATGAAACTAAAGACTATGAAATTAAGAGATGGTTCAGCAATAGAAATAAAAGAAATTTATAGCGCAACAATACCTGTAGACAAACGGGATGGCGCATACAACTGGCTTCGAAACAACGATCTAGGTGATCTTATTAAAAATGAGATTACTGTTTCCTTTGGTCGTAACGAAGATAACAAGGCGCGTGAATACGCTAACCTTGCCGAGAGTAGTGGGTATCAACCTCAACAAAAACTTAAGGTTGAGCCCATGACTCTCAAAGCACTATACAGAGAACGAGTTGAAAAGAAATTAGACTTGCCCTCTGAACATTTCAATCTGTTTAAGGGAAACAAAACAAAAATAACAAGGAGCAAATAACATGAGCGAAGAAACAAGAGACGTAGCAACAAAACAAGGTGGCGCATTAGCAACTTTGGACTTTGTATCAGATTCAGGAATGGGTCTTGAAAACATTGACAAAGGAGATCTTGCATTACCTTTTCTGAAACTATTACAATCAGGTTCAGATGAAACTAAAAAGAAACATGCAAAGTATGTTGACGGAGCAGAAGCAGGTATGTTTTATAATACAGTTACAAAAAAACTGTATAATGGAGAAAAAGGTATAGAAGTTGTACCTGTTTTCTATAAGATGACATATCCTGAATGGGCACCTTTTGAAAAAAGAGAAGGCAGACCCATACATAATGACAGGGGACCTGGCATTATGGCTAAGACAACTCAAAATGAACGAAACAAAGATATGCTAGATAATGGTAATGAAATCATAAAGACAGCAAATCATTTTGTAATTATTAATGGACCAAGGCCAGAAAAAGCTTTGATGACCATGAAGTCTACACAACTTAAAACAAGTAGACAATGGAATTCATTAATGGAAAATGAGTTTGAAACCGATCCTAAATCTGGAAAGTCTGTACCAGCACCAACGTTTTCTAGAGTTTATAGATTAAACTCTGTAGAAAATTCAGGTAGCTTTACTTGGCACGGATACAGTGTGAGTCTATTAAGAAAAGTAGACAACTCTGGTCTGTATCAAATGGCAAGAGACTTCCATAACTCTCTTAAGAAATCAGCTGAAAAAGCTGATTCTTACCAAGCAGAGGAATCTAACTACTAATTCTTTCTGTTGAAAGATAGGAGCGGTGATGCGAGAGTGGAGCCGCTCCGACCCGGGATCTTTATGGTTGATGAATTTATAAAATTGTTTACAGGATACCAAGGTGATTTTGGTATTGCGGACATGTCTTCTGCACAATTAGATACAGAAAAAAATAAATTAAAACCAAATTATGAATGGGCAGGCAGACCCATAACACAAGGTGATTATAAAGATCACATAGAAGGAAAAATTTCTATTGGAATACAACCTTGTAGAATAGATAAGACGGCACAATTTGGTTGTATAGACATAGATCCAAAAAATTACTCTACATTTAAAGTAGAAAGCTATTTAGCATTATTTCAAAAATACAAATTACCCTTAATACCTATGTTATCAAAGAGCGGTGGTTTACATTGTTATTTATTTTTAAAAGAACCAATACCAACTATAGATTTAATATCGGCATTAAAATCTTTTTTACTGCCTTTAGGATTAGATCCTGATACTGAGGTTTTTCCAAAACAGAAAGAACTAAAGGAAGATGACAAAGGAGAAATAAAACCAGGTAATTTTATAAACCTACCATACTATAACAACGGACAAACAAATAGATATGCAGTAGACAAAGACAACAACAAATTAAGTATACAAAAGTTTATAGATATAGCTGAACAAAATACAATAGGTAAACAAGAATTAGATAAATTAGTAGATCAAACATACAAAAATATTTTAATAGGCACTGACCCAGAGTTTGAAGATGGACCACCATGTTTGGCACTGTGTTCAAAAAGGAAGTTGGATGATGGTAGAGATAGATTTATGTATAACTACATGGTCTTTGCTAAAAAGAAGTACAAAGATAAGTGGCCAGATTTTGTGGCAAAAGCAAACTACAATTATTTAGAAACTCCATGGGATAAATCTAAATTAGATTCTAAGATAACTGCATGGAGAAAAGATACAGCAGGTCATACTTGTTATGAAGATCCAATACATAATAAATGTATGCGTAGTCTTTGTTATTCAAGACCGTTTGGTGTTAAGTCAGATAGCATAACTATGTTTCCTGACATTACAGACTTTGAAATAATTATGTATGCGGAACCAGAATATAGATTTAATGTTGCATTACCTGATGGCACTAAAGCTGGAGTGGTGGCAAGCAACAGGCGACTAATAACAAAACAAGTAGAATTGTTAGATTTAATTTGGGAACAGACAGGCATATATCATGAGCCATTAAAACCAAAAGATTTTAGAGCAAAACTTACAGAGTTTAGAAAAAATTCAGTTGTAATAACACCACCTGCAGGAACACAAATAGAAGATAGATTAAAAGAAGAGTTGTTTCAGTATTGTGTAAATGGTCCAAGAGCAAGAGAAAGAATACAAATAAATAGCGGGTCTTGTCTAACCGAAGATGGTTATCATTATTTTAGATTTGGTTCTTTCATAGATCACTTGGGTGCCAGTTGGAAAATACCAGAAGAAAGAATAGCACAAAAAATGAAAGATAAATGTGATGTAGAGTTTAATCACTCTCTTAATGTAGATGGTAAAACAGTTAAGGTATGTAGACTAAAACAATTACACATAGATAAAATAGAATATAAACCAGTGGAAAGAAAAGAAAGTAATTACTAATGAGATATAAAGTAGTAGGTCCTCCAGGCACAGGTAAAACAAGAAGATTGTTAAACGAAGTCCAACGATATGTCGATAAAGGTGTAAAACTAGATCGTATTGGTTATTTTGCTTTTACACGTAAGGCAGCAGGAGAAGCACGAGATAGATTTTTAAAAGTTAAAACAGAACTTACAAAAAAAGATATAAAATATTTTCAAACCCTACACTCTTTGGCATTTAACAGACTAGGATTAAAAGAAGAAAACGTCATGCAAGACTTAAATTACAAAGCAATAGGTGAAACGTGTGGCATACAAATTAAATACGCATCATATGAAACAAATAATTGGAATGGCATTTTTTCATCAGACAGTGAGTATCTTGGTTTAATAAACCTAGCAAGAGTAAAACAAATATCTGTATTACATCAACTGGATCTTAACGAACATTTGTCCAAAGTTGAAAGAAACAAACTAGAAGCTATAGAAAAAGAAATTATTAATTATAAAAAAGTGTATGGTCTAATTGACTTTACTGACATGATACAAAAATTTTTAGATACGGATGATGTACCAAAATTTGATGTTATATTTGTTGATGAAGCACAAGATCTATCTTTAATACAGTGGGCTATGATAAATAAAATAGAGAAAGATACAGATTGTGATGTGTGGGTTGCAGGAGATGATGACCAAGCAATATTTGGTTGGGCCGGAGCTGATGTAGATTCTTTTATAGATTATGATGCACAGGAAATACCATTAAAACAATCAGAAAGAGTGCCGAGCATTATACAGAAAACTGCATTAAATGTCATTAACAGAATACAAGATAATAGAATTGACAAAGAATATTTTCCAAAGTCTGAATCTGGACAAATTTATCAAAAATATAAATTATCAGACATAGATATGTCTACTGGTGATTGGTTAATATTAACAAGAACTAAATTTTTGTTAAAACCAATACCAACATATTTAAAAAAGAAAGGATTATTTTTTAATACAACACAAGGAAATAGTATTGGAAAAACTTTGTACGAAGATATACAATACTGGGCGCAGTTACAAAAAAAAATACAGCTTCCAGACATACAGATACAGAGAGTAAAAGAAAGAATTAGAGGTGATATGAATCTATCATTAAAATGGTATGACGCATTTAATAACGTGCCAGAAAGTCAGATAAATTACATGAGACTTTTATTACTAAACAATGAAGATCCAACGAAAGACGCAAGAATAAAAGTATCAACAATACATGGGGCTAAAGGTGGTGAGGCAACTAATGTTATTTTATTTTTAAATCATACAACAAACACAATTAAGGGAGTAAAAAAATCTATATACAAGCAAGATGAAGAATATCGAGTTTGGTATGTAGGTATAACTAGATCTATGAAAAATTTATATTTAATCAAATCACAAAATAAATCAAAGGAGTTTAAAATATGAGTGCATACAACAAACAAATTTCAGGGACACATTATCAAAAATTTAAAATACAGCCTGCAAAATTTATAAATGATAATGAGTTGCCATTTGCAGAGGGTAATGCTATAAAATATATATGCAGACACAAAGACAAAGGTGGCATAGCAGACATAGATAAAGCGATACATTATTTAGAAATGATTAAGGAAAGAGATTATTTATGAAATTTAAAGCACAAACAGAATGGGTAAAACCAAAAGAGTTTCCTGATTTAAGATTCTGTGATGAGATTGCAATAGACTTAGAGACACAAGACCCTGAACTTAAAACTATGGGGTCGGGTTCTGTAGTTGGTAAAGGTAAGGTTGTAGGTATTTCAGTTGCAACAGAGGGTTATTCTGGATACTTTCCATTCGATCATGAAGGCGGTGGTAACTTAGAAAAAAATAAAGTAATTCAATGGTTTACAGATATTTGTAAAACAACTTCAATAAAAATTTTTCACAATGCGATGTATGATGTTTGTTGGATTAGATCCATGGGTATCAAAATAAATGGATTGATAGTTGATACTATGATTGCAGCATCATTAGTAAATGAAAATAGATTTAGATATGATCTTGGATCTTTAGGTTGGGATTATTTAGGTCAAGGTAAAAATGAAACAGAGCTAGTAACCGCTGCAAAAGAATGGGGCGTTGATCCAAAAGCTGACATGTGGAAGTTACCTTCTATGTATGTTGGCAGCTACGCTGAACGTGATGCAGAGTTAACTTTAAATTTGTGGAAGATCATGCAAAAAGAATTAAGCGACCAGGATCTAGAATCTATTTTTAATCTTGAGACTGATCTTTTTCCTTGTCTGGTTGATATGCGATTTCTTGGGGTGAGAGTGGACGTTCAAAAAGCTCATACACTGAAGAAGCGATTAGCATCAGAAGAAGAAACACTACTCCAAAAAGTAGAAAAAGAAACAGGAGTACAAACTCAAATATGGGCAGCGCGGTCGATAGCCAAAGTCTTTGATAAACTAAACCTGGAATACGAACGGACAGCCAAAACACAAGCGCCTTCATTTACTAAAAATTTTCTTTCTACTCATCAACATCCTTTGGTGCAATGTATATCAAAAGCAAGAGAGATTAACAAGGCACATACTACATTCATAGATACTATTATTAAACACGAACATAACGGTAGAATACATGCAGACATAAATCAAATTAGGTCTGATACTGGAGGAACAATAACAGGAAGATTTAGTTATTCTAATCCAAACCTACAACAAATTCCTGCGCGCAACAAAGAGTTAGGTCCTCTTATTAGATCCCTTTTTGTACCTGAGTCTGGTTGCGAGTGGGGATGTTTTGACTACAGTCAACAAGAACCAAGACTAGTAGTTCACTATGCATCCCTGGATCAAGATACAAGCGTCTTTGGTGTTAAAGATTCTTATTTAGATGGTAACGCTGACTTTCATACAATTGTTGCAAAGATGGCAGACATACCAAGAACACAAGCTAAAACAATTAATTTAGGTTTATTTTATGGTATGGGTAAAGCAAAACTACAGGCAGAATTAGGAGTATCTAAAGATAAGGCAGATGAGTTATTTTCTATCTATCACCAAAGAGTTCCTTTTGTAAAATCATTGATGAACTCTGTATCTAACAGAGCACAGCAACGTGGACAGATAAGAACTTTACTAGGTAGATTATGTAGGTTTCACCTGTGGGAGCCAAATCAATTTGGTATACATAAAGCTTTACCATTTGACCAAGCTCGCCAGGAATACGGACCAGGCATCAAGCGTGCTTATACATACAAAGCATTAAATAAATTAATACAAGGTTCAGCTGCTGACATGACAAAAAAGTCTATGTTAGAATTATACAAAGAGGGTATAGTAGCACATATCCAAGTACATGATGAGTTGGATATTTCTGTAGAAGATGATACAAAGGCAAAACGTATTATTGAAATTATGGAATCCGCAGTTGAACTAGAGATACCAAACAAAGTAGATTATGAATCTGGTAAAAATTGGGGGGAAATAAAATGAGGAGAATTTATGGCTTACTTAAATGCAAACATACCAGTAGAATATGCACAAATAAGAAAGGAGTATTTATATGATCTTAAAAAACATCACGGAGAAGTTGAAGACTGTATTATCTTTGGTCTTACCGCAATTACAGGTCGCGCTATCTTATGGCATGCGATTATGGAAAACGGCGCTGTCTTTTATCGTTTACCAATTACGGCTTTTATTCAACGTGGCTATGAACCGAAAGCTGTTCCACATAGAAGACTTGACGAGTTACAGCTATGGAATTGTTTTTCTTATTATCCTTCTGTTCATTGTTGGGATATCTTAGACGCACAAGCTGGTAAGTACATAGGTAAAGATAAGAAATGGCATCACGGAAAATATTTATTTACCGTTGACTTTGCACATCCAGAGAGTAATATAGTGGATACTGATCATTCAGAAATCCCGCACGAACACAAGTGCGCTCACATAATGGCCTTAGAAGATGGTAATTATGCAGCACAACCTAACAACAGAATTATTTGGAACATACCTTCTTTTACAGTGAAGGACCAAGTTCCTGATTGGAAGGTACAAACTAACGAGTGGAATGTAGAAGACGCTAATCAGTGGAGAACTGAAGACACTGATAAGTTCTTTTATGAAATTGAGGAGAAAAAACATGATTGAAAATATTTGGAAAAAAATGCAATTACCAGATCAAAAAACTTTATTAGTTTATAGATGCGTAGTGGTTGCTTCAATTATAATATTATTTTTAAAATGAAGGTAGGTTTTTGTAACGAATGTCATCATCCTTGTCATTGCGGCGAGGACAATAATCTACACGCAGATGAATATGGAGTGTGTACTTGTGAAGGTTGTAAATGCAAAGATTCGGAGAATAAGGAAAAAAATGAGGTATAAATCTGTAGAAAATAATTATTATTTTACAGGTATATTAATTATACTTATGGTTCTGCTTGCTTTTTTTGGTGGACCAGCACATTCAGGATCCACACAAACAAACACATCTGGATCTAATACAGCAATTGAAGGTGGCTATACATCAACTGCTACGACAACATATCAGTCTGGGTCTAGTTCCAACAGCACAACAAATAGCACAACAAACTCTAATATAAGATCAGCACCACCAAGCTCTAGTGCACCTTCTTATAACAGCATGACACAAGACGTTTGTGCTGTAGGAGCATCTGTTGGTGTACAAACATTTGGTGTTGGTGTATCCGGTGGTAAACATTTTATAGACAAAAACTGTGAAAGATTAAAATTAGCTAGAATATTAAACGATTTTGGTATGAAAGTTGCAGCTGTTGCAATACTTTGCCAGGACGAAAGAGTGTTTGAATCTATGATACAAGCAGGAACACCATGTCCAATAGATGGCAAGATAGGTAAAGAGGCACAAGAATTATGGGGTAAGTATGACCATGAAAGACCAGATTACACAACATACGTTAAACGTATGAAAGACAGAGAAAAGAAAGAAAAGAAGTTAGCAAAGATAAAAGCTATTGAAGATAAAAAAAATAAAAAAGAAAACTCTGTAGAATTTAAAGAAGAAATAAAAGTACACAAATGAAAATAAATGAAAACACATCTGTAAGTATGCCTGTCAAGAATATGCTTGCGATAATTTTTGGTGTTGTGGCTGGCGTGTTCGCATACACCGAGCTGACTGCGAGGTTGGTATCGTTAGAGACATCACGTGAGTTGTTTGAAAATGATTTGCTTAAAAAAAGTGAACAAGTGCCCGTAGATCAGGAGCAACATTTTTTATTGGAGGATTTATACAAGTCCGTTGAGAAGATGGAAGAAACTCAAGAAATGAATATGACTAACAAAGTCAACATAGAATTTTTAAGAGAACAATTAGATCAAGCATTAGCTGATATTGAAGATTTAAAAGACAAAGTAAGAGCTAATGGAAAGACAGCGCACTAATGACAGAATTAATTGTAGCCCTACTTATGATTATCAACGGAGAAATTAAAGAGGCACGTATTCAAACCTCAATGTCTGAGTGTTTAAAAGGTAAAAGGATTGCAATGCGTGATGCAAAAGATTCTATAAAGTATCAATGCATTAAATCTATGGCAGAGCTAGAATTAAATATTGACGGCAGTCAAAGCATTAAAAAACTTATACTAAAATGAAATGGTTAATACCTTTTTTATTTTTATTTACAGCAGCACAAGCTGATACTGTTACAACAGGTAATTTACTTCCAAACGCAGGTGATGGTGTAGATTGGGGATCTACTTCTACAGAACAAATTAATCCAGGTGGTTCTGGCACTGTATCTAATAACACTACACTAAATGGATTTGATGTAACTTGTTCTGCGTCTCAAGCTAACTGTGGATATAAGTATAGTGTTGGTGGTGACTTTGAGGTTACTGGTACTACAACATTGTCTGTTGATGACATAGCACTAACTGATAATAATAGAACTCAAGAGATGTTAGACAACGGTATAACTTTAAATAGTTATATTGATGTTGCTAACTGCGATAATCAAGCTGGTAATTGTGAAGGCAAAAGTGGAGCAACAGATTCACATACAGTTACTATACAATTAAAAGATTCAACCGGCACTGTATTATCTACAACAACACAAACAAGAACAGACATAGATGGATTTCAAGGAAACTGTAATGGTTATCCTACCAGTTCTTCAGGAGGACAGACTGCAGACTGTGGGCAGTATAACGATCAAGTAATTTACAATAGTCATGGATCAAACAAAGTAGATTGGTCTTGGAGTGGCACAGATAACAATACAGGTTCAGGTCAAAGAGGTGGTCCTAATTTATTGGGTGCAGCTCTTACAATGACATACGACGACACTGTATTAAATCAAGATGCATCAGACTCACTAGATCAAGTACAAGATGATCTAGGTGATTTAGATGAACAAGTGTTTGATGATGTACAAGAATTCTTTTTTGAAGAAGATACATTTTCTTTTAACGAGGAGCCACAGTTTGAAATGGAAATGCCTATGGAAATGGAGATGGATACATTTCAATTTGCAGAAGAGTTTATAGAAGTT